CTTGTTTAGTATTCGTGAAACTACATACAACCTGGAGGGTGTTTCATTCCTCCCGGAGGTTCAGCGTTCATAGTCCTCTCCCACACAAGCCTAACACAATTTCGACCAAAATTGTGGTGGTAACCAATATGTGGTTCACATTTGACATTATTAGATAGCCACGCTGTAATGCGGTCTTCAAATGTCATGTGGTTCGTCCTCACGAAACGGTGGAATTTTCTGGTTTCCACGAACCGGTTAACACGAGCCCTAAATAACTCGTATTTCTCTTTACCATGAGCAAAATACTCCAACATGGCTCCATCTAACAAGTCTCCAAAAATTTCTTCCTCCGATAAATGTTTCACCGGAATTCCACATGATAATGATTTAATTATACTTGACTCAGATAAAGCGCCCAACCGCCTTCCCAATTCTGGGATGTACACAGTTTGTCGTTTCAAAAAATCAACATCATTAACATTGTAAAAAAGATCATGGTCTCCTTCCTTTGTAGGTGGGGTGTACAATATACCATATTTATCAAGCCAAAAAGCTTTAAGAACAGCATTGTACCACGTACATTCTTTTGACACAGTGCCTATATCATCGTCACCATATGTCATCATGTGAACATGTTTTCTAAACGGAGGTGGAGCTCCACCATGTGATTGATAATACGCACAGCGTGAATTTAAACTATTAGCTGTGCTATTTACGTACGATGTTAAATTTTGACCACTTGGATTTCCACGCGACATCATTATAATAGCACCGTAATATTGAACGCAAAAAAGAGACAAATCAGCAACCATTGATGTCATTATGGTGAGATCATAGTCCGTGTACCCTATTGTTCTTGCTAATTCAATATAAATGCGATAAGCAGCTTGAATAACGTTCAAAAACTCTTTTTGATCATAGCCTTTATAATCACCAGCAACACACCTGTCATTACCATGATAAGAAACGAATTCCATAAATTCCTCCCATTCAAACCCATGACTATTTATGCCAATTGCACACTCTGACAACAAAGGTAATTCAGACAACAGACGAACCACGGGCAACCAATACTTGCGTATGAGTAATTTAAAAACAGTACCATTTCCAAAGAAAACGCGAACTTTGTCCTTGCCTAACTTGACAGGCTCGTCCTTCAAATGAGCAACGAAAACGTGATAACAACGCTTACCTTGTGCATATTTTTCTTGAGACTGTTGAACAGCTTGCCACACGGCAGGGTTGCTAAAATCACGCTCACCATCATCTCCCTGCAAATACAATGATGTTTTTCCTTTAAGTGGAAAACCAGCTGCTGTAGAAATTTTAAGCGCATCCAAAAATCTAACACCTGGTACGCCATTAACGTTTTCCTTGTTAGTCAATGGTGACACTATGCGTTGTGTTCCGAAGCCTAATCGCTTTAACTCGTGTTTAATTGGGAGCATATAGTCTAATACGGCCCAATTCAAAACGTGAGTAGGTGGACCGCGGTTTTCAGTGGCAAACTCAGTCAAATTTTTTGAAAAATGGTACCAACTAGGAGGACCGTCCATGTTTGGTTTACCATGTTGAACAGGAATGTTGTTTTCTTTCAAAAATTCCAAACCCAACTTCCTGTATTCGACCTTAGTTCTATACTTATGAGTTCCACCATTAGATCCAAAACAGTGTATATTAGACTCTGGGGGCAGAAAACAAACAGGATGTTTTGGTGCTATGTCGTTGCTAATGTCTTGTGAACTAGCGTCGGCAAAATGAGATGAAAAAGTAGTATCGTACTCTCCCTCAGAAGGAATATCAACCGATGAAAATATAGTTTTGTTCATCAAATTTATAGTGTAATCCACCTGTCGCTTTGTTAAAACTCCGCTACATCCTTTACTAGTTCCTGTGATACCTCCTAAATGAAAACCCGCAATAAAAGCAGGTTTGGTGTCACTTACCCAAACACTAGTACACATACCATTAAAAGTTACACAATTTTCTAAGTCATACAAATGACCCATGAACTGTGCCCCTTCTGGCCCTGTGTTTTGCTCACCATAATTTAAATATGCTGTGTCTTCGTTAAGTTCACACTCTTTATTTCTGTAAATGAGTGTAGCAGGAAGAGATCTCAACATGTCAATAGTGGGAAAATAATCTAGCACTTCTCTCCGTGGCATGCTATTTGCAACATAATATATGCACAGATCGGTGCCTTCAATGTGTCGCCAAGCAGATCTCGAGTAAAAATAAGACTGTGTATGGTTGTTTGTAACATGCCCATCAAACTGACTTGGTTGAGATTTAACAATAATAACTTCGTCACTCTGTTTCTCAATCAATTTCATAAAATGATGAGGTACTATAAAATAGTTCTGTTTAATAAAAAAACCATTAACAAACTTAGTTCCAGCAATAATTAAAACGACATTACTTTTAACCTTATCCTTCAAATCTTTTGAAACATGCGTATTAGGAAAACCCACGACTTTTGATATATGTGGTTTAACCCAAACATTCTTTTTCTGTGCATTATGATCTAACTCTTCCATACTTAAAGGTGTCAAACTGCCTTGTGGGGAAATTTGTTTTTTCAACATTCCCCAAAAATGTTTCATAAAAAGACAAAAGATCAAACTCATGGACAAAATAGAACCGACAATGTATTTACCATCATTAGTGCACCATTTAAAATAATTGTCGTACGTTCTTAAAAAATATCTGTATTTCACCAAAACATGAACAGAAATTACAGACCATAATCCAAAAAATGGTAACGATAATGGTGCCAGTGAACATGAAATAACTCCTAATGCAATGTTTCTATAATCACTTAAAGAAGCCATTAAAGGACCACAACTAGACACAAGTGACCATCTAGACATGTGTTGACACATGCAATGAAAATGACGTCGGTAACTTTCAGTATCAACAAACTGAGGATCGTGAATCTCTTTATGTGGATATTCAGACGCCATCTTCTTGCTCAAAAATTCAGGAATGGTTTTCATCTGTTTAACTACATTTACCTGTTCAATCGAATGTTGCTTGGACATTTTCGTGATAATGTCTAAGGCTGTAATTATATCGACAGGCATTGCATCACCGTTCTTATCTGCACATACAGGTACTTTAACAATAGTCGCAGTACCCCCAATAGAATCTGGGTTTCCTGATTTAACAGTCCACAGGCGAATGTCCCAAATATCGGGCATTAAAATGTCTTCTTCGCTTGCTCCACATGATCGTAACATCTCTTGATGTGCAATGACTTTATGCTTGTCAAGCATGTAATTCTCTGGGTTAACATCAGGATCTATAGCAAATTTTTGTTTTACACGCAAATTTATCCAAACGTTAAATCTTCGCAATATCGACACTGGCTCATTAGAATAAACTTTAGCGTTCAACCCATCAACATTTGTTGTGACAATGACTGCTTTGGGACACAAAGGTATTTTACCCTTTGACGACAAATCGGCCATAACAGGATAAGCTGGCACATTGTTAATGTACTCTATAATTTTTTCTAAAGGTGATTTCTTTGTGAAATCAGTTTTAGTATTGCACATGTCATCCAAAATGATGGCTTCTGTTCCGTACGTGTAATTAGAGAAAAACTCATCATTTGGATTTGTTACTTTACGCATCTCTGCACTTGGGTCACCACCCTGAGCTATGATGCTAACAGTCGACACCATACTAGTGAACGTAGATTTACCAACAGATGATCCTCCATGTATTAACACTCCAAATGGCGCTTTACGCAATTCACCACAAAGCATGAGTCTAGTTAATGTTTGTAACATGCCGTCTATTTCCTGCCATTTGCGTTGAATAATCACTGCCTCGTGAGTGTTAACACGAGAAAGAGACGCATAGACTTCCTTGTAATACGTGATCAACTCCGCTGCCCGCGATCTAAATACGACATCATCAGGAAAAGGAGTTAACTCCCACGCCATGTCTTGTATAGACGACCAAGATGAAGTTATGGAAACGTGCAAATTAGCCATCTCATACGCAATATTGTCATCAAATAGCAACGGGCGAAAAGACTTATGCTTAAAACATAAATAACCTATACGTGTAAAATACTGTGCTATTTCGCCTGCCAAATCAAAAATATCAGTAATAGTTGGTTTGGACTTGTCAAGAGATTTCAAAAACCCATCACGAAAAATTTTTACACCAGCAATTGTAAACTGTAAGCTTGAAGACCTACAACTTGCAAATGATACAAGCATTGTCAACAATCGCATAGCCAGCTCTGCAGCAGGTGATTTCTGAATTAACTTGTATACATCAAAAGACTTATTAAACATTGCTATGAAATCACTAAAAATGCCGTTATCAGATTGAATCTCCATATTACCATGTACAACACCCCGAAACATGTCCCTTATGTATGGTGACAACATTTCAAATCCCAATGCTCGCAAGGTGTTATAAGTTATGGTTGTGAACTGCAAAAAGCTTCTGCTTTCACGAACTGAAACAATATAGCAAGCCCAAACATCAACATTTCCATAATTGGGATATACCATGTTATAAGTTTGCATTGCATTAATATAAACACCGTTAAACAACTCAGTGTTCATGAAGCGAGAAACAATTATGCGTTCAAAATAAAACCTACTACGCAAAATATCATAAATATCTTGCGTAATAAAACGACTTAAAATCCAAAATGGACACAACTCTAACACTCCTGCTGACGCAAAACGCCATAAATATGTCAAACAGGAAGACATTTGTAATAACGCGTAAAAACTGCGCCATGTGCGTTCAACAGGGCGCAATAAATGTTGTACAAAGTCGACGCCGTCATTAATGAAACCAACGTGTGGAGACATTATTTTGTTATACGATGCATTTGGGCCTTTAGACGCCCTGCTTTTGTTGTAAGCATTCTTTTTGTCCTTTTTATTTTTTTTTAAAGAACCATAAACACGAAATACATGTTTGCTCATTCCATATTTAATTTCTTCAAAATTCTCAATGGAATTGTTATTTCCTTCATTTAGAGTTGAAGGACACTCATAAGACTCAAAGGAGTCTTCTTGGCACATTTTAAGATTTATTACGGGGGTGCTCGCTGAGCTTCGCAAAAACTTAATTATCATAAAATTTGTTTCGAAAAGGTTATATGAACGTGAACCTTTGTCTTTGCACTAATTTTATACTGCCATGTATGTTCTCATACGATATCTCTATTTGTTTTGCATCACATCGCTATCGATCTTATGCTATTGCTGCGTAGACAAATTCCGCAAACAAATAAAAATTCTACTTAAAATAAATAATAAAAAACAATTCTTTAAATTGGTTCCCAAAATTCAATATTTGTAATCCAGGAAAAGGCTGTGCTAAACCACAATCCTTACATACAAACGTAAAAATAAGCTGTCATTTAATATTATCCAAATTGTTTGAAAACTCGTGTTTAAACAAACACTTAAATATAAAATCCTTACGTAAAAATACACTAATTTTAAAATGCCGAAGCAAGTACAAGAAATAAAAAATTCTACTTAATTAAAAGTGTCGATATATTCTGGGTTAAAAACCGGTAAATAATGTTTGAGCTAACAATGTTTTACCAAGTAACATGAGCTAGTTACTTTAATCCAAGTCTAGATACCAACATGTAATCATTTGTACATGTTGGTATAAGGTACTAATACGGACCTACAATCCTTACTTAAATAAATACAAATGAAATTACTCAAAAACCA